GCGTACTTCCGATGCAGCATCTATTCTTAGGATACCCGGAACTTTTAACACGAAGGGCGATCCTCCGTTAGATGTTGTTTTAATGTGTGTCGGTACAGAGACTAGCTATGAAGAGTTTAAGGACATAGTTGGTGTTCTTGATGAAGTCCCTGAGTATGCCCGCACTCAGATTAATGAGTTAACAAAATCATTGATGGGAAATAAGCAGTCTCGGTTTTCAACCATAATGATGAAGGTTGAGAAGGACGGTGCATGCCCACAGTTAGCTGCTGCGGTTGCAGATCAAGAAACTTTAGAGGAACCTCGATGGAGAGCCGCATTATCTATAGCCGCGCATTGTGTGGATATGGAAAAAGCTGTACACGACATATCGTTTAGGCATCCAGAGTATTCGGAGTCGGCGGCTTTAAACAAAGCGTCTAAGATAAAGGGGCCGTACACTTGCGACGCGTTTAGTAAGATCAACCCCGATGGCTGTAATAACTGTCCAAATAAAGGCAAGATCACATCTCCTATTGTGCTTGGTCAAGAAGTTATAGCAGCGGAGCCAGAAGATAACGTTGTTCAGTTTACTGCGTCAGACGCTATTAAACCAGTAACTTATACCATACCGGAGTACCCATTTCCATATTTTCGTGGTAAGGGCGGTGGGGTGTATAGGAAGGCAGATGACGAGGACGATACCGAGGCGGTTCTTATATACGAGCATGATTTATATGTAGTCAAGCGTATGAAAGACCCGCAGCATGGTGAAGTTGTTTGGATGCGACTGCATACCCCTAAAGATGGTGTGCGGGAGTTTGCTTTACCTGCGGTAGATTTACTAACAACAGAGAAGCTGCGCGAGAAACTAGCATGGTATGGCGTTATTGCCTTAAAAAAGCAGATGGACGCTATCATGGTATATATCGTCAGATTTACAAAAGAACTTCAATGTAGAGAAGGAGCAGACATTATGAGAACCCAATTTGGATGGACTGAAGGTAACCGTTCATTCGTTGTGGGCGATACCGAGATATGTGCAGATGGGGATAGATATAGCCCGCCATCAAGTTACACCGCACCTCTATCAGATTACTTTATCCCTGTGGGATCGCTGGAGGAATGGAAGAAGGTAGTTAACGTATACGACATGCCCGGTTTAGAGCCGATGGCGTTTGGGTTTTTTACTGCTTTCGGCGCACCGTTACTGAAACACTTGAACCTAAAAGGCGCGTTAATCAACATGATTAATAACCAATCTGGTACTGGTAAAACCACGGCAATTAAGGCGATGCATAGCGTTTACGGGCACCCAGAAGAAATCATGCTAATTCAGCGCGATACTATGAACGTGAAACTACACCGCCTTGGAGTAATGAATAACCTCGCGCTTGGGTGTGATGAACTTACTAAGATGACCCCTGAAGATTTTTCAGACCTTTCCTATGCAGCATCGCAGGGTAGGGGCAGGGGGAGGATGAAGTCTAACGAGAACGCCGAACGTAATAATTTTGCCAGATGGGAAACTATGCTGCTGTGTTCCTCAAATGCATCGGCTGTGGATAAGTTGAAGTCTCTTAAAGCAACTGCTGATGGTGAATTGATGCGGGTTATTGAGTACACCATTCCGGAGACTAAGGTACTTACAAAGGAAGAAGCTGACGAGTTGTTCCCAAAATTGTATACAAATTACGGACACGCTGGGCGTATATACATCCGCGACTTAGTATGCAACCTTGAAGAGCGTATCAGGGAAGTTAAGGATATCCAGCTTCTTATAGACCGTAAGATTGGCTTTACAAACCGAGAGCGGTTTTGGTCTGGCGTAGCCGCATGTAATATCGCCGGTGCTATGTTTGCACGTAGGCTTGGCTTGATTGACATTGACGTCGGCAAAGTATTTAAGTGGTTAGTCAAAGAGTTTACCCAGATGCGCCAAGAGATTAAACCACCGGCATCTAGCTATGCTAGCGTTATAGGCGAATACTGGAATGAGCAACGCCAGAATACTTTGGTTATTAACGACGAGATAGATAAACGCACGGGGGTTGAGCTTCTGCCGATTCTAGAGCCTCGGGGGGAGTTGACGGTGCGCATGGAGCCTGATACCCAAAAGCTATTCATTATTACTAAAAAGTTTAGGGAGTATTGCTCAAAGAATCAGATTACTTTAAAGGACGTACTAAACGCTCTTGCCTCTGAGGGTGTTTATGTCGGCACAATAAAGAAGCGTATGTCGAAAGGCACTAAGTTATCCAGCACCCCGCCGGTAGATACGTACGTATTTGATTGCTCTCGCGGTGATTTCCTTGACCCAGATACCTATATCGGTGCAGCCAAAGCCGATTCCGACGCAGATGGGGAAGCCTTAGCCACCGGCACTGATGGTAATTGATGGGATTAGTTACAACATTAATTGGAGGGATTTCCCGATCGGGGCGTCCTTCTTTACCCCTTGCATACACGCGCAGCAAGCCAGAGATGCTATTAGAAAAACTACTCGCCGTCTTGGATTTAAAGTAGTTTTTAAAGTTGTTATTGAAGATGGTATCCGAGGCTTGCGCACATGGAGAGTTTAGGGGTATGATTGGAACCGCAACACCTTCATGTTGTTTCTCCTTGCGGTACCCGCCCCCGGCATCCCTCCTCTTCGCCGGGGGTCTTTTTTAATTTTCATCTTCAGCAAATCCACCCATACCCGATAGCTCCCCACGTAATCTCTTATCAATGTCGGCACCGAAGGCTTCTGCTTCAGCCGCACGGGTAGCTCTCTTCTTGAAAGACTCTTTAATATTTTTTATCGTAATAGCTGTACCGGGGCCGGGGTGTTTTATACTAAATTCACTTGCGCGTTCAAGCGCCGTATCGAACCCATCATCATTATCTCGTTCCAGCCACAGCCTATTCATAATTGCGCTGCGCTCGTCCAGAATCTTTTGTTCTTTCTGTTTCATTGCAATAGCAGCTTTTTGTTTCTGCGCTAACCGTTCAGGCTGAAGGCCGATAGCTTGCATAGCTAATTCTGTAGCAGTGAAGTCATCTAGTATTACGTCCCCACCCTTAGTTCTTGCGCCTTCTTTACTCATCCTAACAGCGGATAGTGGTTTGGATACAATTGCTGGAAGCGCAGCTTCGGCGGCACGTTCATACTGACCTTCTTTTGCTAGTTGATATGCATCTATACCTTTCATACCAAGACCAACAACAGGGCCAGAGTTAGCAATGACGGACTCAATAAAGCTCTCACGGGCATCTGGGGAATAGCGACCATCTCTCCATAGTAGGGCTTTAGGGTCTAAGCTAATACGATCTGATAGCGCCATGCCCATAGCAGCGGGTACGCCACGGGAAACAATCTCTCCAGTAGTACGCCCAACTTTTTCTGCGGTTTCTGGCTTTACTCCTGCGTTAGCAAGCATCGCTCCAAGATATCCACCGAACTCTGTTTCCATATAATTATAGAACCAGTTTTCCCAATCGAAGTAATCATCTTCGTCGTCACCGGCAAACATCTTAACTAACGTGCCAATAACCAAAGAGAAGTATGGCATTGCAGCTTGACCGCCTAGAACAGCAGTCATACCAAGAATACCCGCAAGCCGACGACGCGCTTCTTTACCTAGAGCTTTTTGCTGCGCTTGAACTTCTTCCATCCGTTGTTCAATAATTTGGTCTTTGTCGGTAGCGTTTTTAAGTTCTTCCTCCAACATGCTCCTGTATTGGGCAAGCTCCTCTTTATCGTAGGGTCTGACTGCATAATCTAAATTACGTGCAAGAGCGTACATCGCCAAAATTGGATACTGTTTAAATTTCAAAAGCACCATACCGGCTGGGTTTGCAAAAACGCGACCTTTCATCTGCCGAGAGAAGTCACCTAACGTTAAGGCGGCTACCCGAGTAGCATCTTCAATAGCAAGCTCAAATGCTTGGGCTGGAGTATTTTTTATTTTATTACCTTGAGCATCTCGCAAGTAAACTCCGCGAAGTCCTTCCATGCCCGGTTGACGTTGGTAATCGTTTAAAAATTTATCGTACGCTAGCTCAAACGTAGTCATCAAAATAATCTCACGATTCATACGTTCAGATTGATGGAACAAACCAGAGATTGTTTTCTTAACCGTAGCCCCTATGCCGGTATAAAGCGCTGACGGACGATCTCCTAAATTCATAATGTCGTTAGTTATTGATATATCAATCTGCCCGTTATCAATAAACCGATCTGCCGCACGACGTAACAAAGGCGAAAGGTTTGCACCTTCTACAATAGAAGGGAAACTTACTCCTACAATTGTGCCATTTTTAATAGGACTAAATACTCGTTTCGGCACAGTCCCAAGATACTTACCTAAATTTTTAACAAGTAGTGTGTTTGCTTTAAGGTACCCATAAGACCCACCGATATACGGCATAGCCAACTGCACCGCGCCGATTGTATTAAGTATTGCTGTAAATGGAGCCGATAACATATAGTAGAACGTGATCTCTGAGGCTTTACCTGCTACCTGCGCAACAAGGCTTGTATCCTCATTACTCATAATAGTAGGAACACGTTTCTCTACTTCGTTAATAAAGTCTCTATGCATGGCTGCTTGGTCGGCATTCAACATACCAGCCGTTTCAGCACCGTCGATTTCGCTTCGTGCGTTGTTTAAGTTCTGTAAGAATTTCTCTGCGTACATAAACCGAGACTGCTGATACGCACTATGCACCGCAGTGGTAGCAAATACGCGAAGCATGTCTGAACTAGCACCTTGAATTGCTTTACGGTTGATAAACATCTTCCGCATACTTTGCTGAGGTAGCAATATATAGATAAGCTGATTCAGGCTATCTTCTAACTGGTTTTTTAGGTCAGTTACATCTGTAGTCGAAATGTTCTGTACTAACTCATTAACATCTTTTAGTACCTGAGTAGTACCTATGTTTTTACCATAAAGTTCTGAGATTCCATTACCTTTACGCACCGTTTTAACCAAAGCTTTTTGCTTTTCATTCCCACCCGATAACTCCCGGATGCGTTTTTTCATGGCGATGTCTCGCGCTATTGGGCTTTCAAATTCGTAAAACTCTTTGAACTCGCCTTTACCCACTTGGAACCAGTGTTGACCAAAACGACGTAGAGGGAAATAGGGCTTGACTAATTTATCTGGGCCGAACTGAGCGTCAATCTGGCGTATTTTTTCTGCACGCGCCACAGGGTCTTGTATAGCCGATGCCCTACGTTTCATCTCCCGAACCATCCGATTGACAGAATCAGAATAGAAGTTACGAACGCGTCTATAAATATCTTTGTACTCAGGTTTAAGAGTATTCCAAGCTTTTAGCAGTTCGGCGTTTAACGCACCGGGCTGCGCGGTATCTGGGTCAATACCACGTATAGTGGCTTCCATCATGATGCGACCCATCAACTGAGATTGCGCAAAATTCTTATTCTGTAACCTAACCCAGTCGGCGGTAATCTGCGAAGCAACGTTTAATTTCTTAGCGCGATACGCAACCATGTCTCGAATGATTGTAAGGGCGCCAGTAAGTTGCGTAAACTTTGTACGAGTCAAATCCTCAAGATGAGTTAGGTTAAGCACCGGGAGAGTTACTTGCCTCATTAAAGTATTTTTAGAGTCCCATAGAGCAGGGCCAATAATTTTTATAGCATCTTTCCACTCCATACGACCTTCGTATGCATCTTTCATAGTCTGCAAAATTGAACCTTGTTGGCTCTCTGCATCTCGATAAGTGCTAGGGGTAGTTATAGGCCCACGTACCCGCTTACCTCGTTTCTTACCTTGAGCAAAGTCTGGGCCTGAAGGTTTAGTTTCTTGGTATCGAGTGGCAGTAAATAACTTCTCGGCTTCCGTCATTGCACGACTAGCAAGATTGTTAAAGCCGACTAGTTTGAAGATAGCGTTAATAAATTTAGACAACATACCAGATTCGGCAGCGTAATTTTTTGCCGCTGGGTATGGAATCTTTTTTAAGTCTTTATAAAATTCTTCATTAGTAAATAGTTCGGCAACAAATTCTTTTATATTAGTAAACCCGTAGTGTTTAATTTTTATGTTGTCTTTAGCAATTTGAAAAAGTTTTATAAGTTCTTCTCGCGCAGCAAGTTGCTCAGGGGTAAGTTGAGACGAGTCTGCTTTTAGTAATGAAACTGTAGCCGCATGAATTACTTCATGTAAAAGTATCCGATTACCAAGCCCACGTATCCTTTTACTATCTAAGGTAATAGTATTAAGTGTATTAAAATACGCGCCCGGCATATATTTAGCGTTATACATCTGCCTATATACGGTAGCAGCATCTCTAATTTCATTTGCAATTGGGCCAAGTCCTGTTACTACAGTTGCGTATTTACCCGCAAGGACTGAAAACATAAGCGTGTTTAATCCAGAAGCTACTTTATTTATATTTTCAGGGTTACGGTAATCATAAAAATACTGCGCATATATTTTAGGTTGGGCAACTTCTAAATAACTCATGATGCGACTAATTTGCGGCCCTACAAGTTTGTTAATTACTTGCTGCGCAACTTGTTCAGTATTATCAAAACTAATAGTAGTTTGCAGGTTGAGAGACAAAAGTTTTGTGGCTAGCTCACCATAGAACCCAGTCATATTCTCCGAAAGTATTTTTAACGCGCCGTTTAGGTCGTTATTCTTTATAGCTTCTACCACGGAAGGATGTAAGTCTCCGGTTTTATTAAACTGTTCTTGCAGTCTTTTCTCTTCTGGACTAATTTCGGTTTCAGCCGTAGTCCAGCCCTTGCTTGGGTTTATATTCGGGAACACTATGTTCTCACCGTCCATCAACATTTCACGGCTTACAAACGTACCATCCCCACGCAACACGGCGTTTATTCCACGGATAATAGGATCATCACTTGGTAAAGCAAAAACTTCTTTTACTTTTTGTACAAGTTCTCTTAAATACTGAATGATCCTACGGAATCTATTTTGGTAGGCTGCGCCGTACCTACCGGCAATAATATTAGAGCCAGTAACCGCCCAAAATTCTGAAGGGTTCATTAACGCATAAAGCGCACGGGGTACTTCCCCCTTTACAATCATATTTAATGCGCGTGTATACGCGCTACCATCTTGTGTAGCATTTGCTTCCGCAACAACACGGAGGTAATTTAATATATTTTCTTGGCGTGTAACTTCATCTTGCGCCCGTCTTAATCTATCTTGGGCTTCATTACGTTTACGAACGTCAAAGCTGTTTAAATCTTTAGTGTATTTTTCTATATCTGCGTTAGCTTTATCGCGCTTTTGCTCTGCTTCTTTTGTAGTAACCTCAAGTCTTACGCGCCATTCATTTCGTATTAGCTTACGTAAATGGTCAGGGAGCATCCTCTCCATATGATGCAGTATTTCATGCACCGCTGTAAGATCATCCATCTCCCTATACACACCGTTTTTATCACGAACTAGGAACAGGTTTATAAGGCGTTGTGTTCGTTGGTATATACCGTCAGCGCTCTCAGCTATAGCCCCCCTAGAACCAGTAGGTTCGGCAATAGATATAGCTAAATTCGCAGCCATCGCACGATTTTGCGTAAGGAACCAGATTGCCATGTCAGCCATCTGTGGAGAAATTCTTCCTTGTCTAGCTGCATCTTCTAATGCTTTTACAACTCTACCGAATCCACGCTCTCTTGGTAAATTAGACCTAGTAGCATTACGCATTGCGCGTTGTTCAGCAAGACGCTCCGTAAGTTTATTCATCTCACGGGTGTACTCAAAATACGTTATTGCGCCGTCTCTCCACAACTGGTTAATTCGGTTTATGCCGTTTTGATTTTGCGGCACCATGTCCGCAAGAGAAGTATCTATCTGCGATAAACGACGCGCAAGATTAGGTAGTACGTCTTTATCCTGTGTATCAGCAGAAGTATCTTCGGTATCAACCGACTCTAAAACCCCTTTAGCTTTAAGTTTGGCTTGCCCCAACTTAGCATACGCTTCCCGTCTCCTTTGCGCTAACGTATTTCTTTCTTCATCAGACTTTGCCGAAAAGTACGCATTATTTGCGGCTTCGACTTCTTGTATAGCAGCAGCTACTTCAGGGTTATTTGCTAACTCCGCATCTTCTTGTGTTTTTGTTTCGGCGGCTTTAGCGTCCATCAATTTTTTCTCAGACGCAACCCAATCCCAGTGCGCTTCTATGCGCTGCTGTTCTAGCTCTTCATACTTTTTACGGGCAGGGGAATTTTTTGCTGGGATGCGACCAGCCTTAGTCAGAAGCGCTTTTTGTTGTTCTACAATATTTCTTACTGCATCGTGTCGAGCAAGTTCTTCTTGTTCGAGCGCGGCTATGTCTACGCCGCTTTTTACTTCTTCTTCATTTACTACTTCTTCTGCGGTTGGCGTTGCATTCGTCCTAGCTTCTTTTAGGAGCGCGTTTAAATCATTAAATATTTGCGTTGCTTCTTCTACTTTATATATAGATTCTCTAAGTCTAACTCCTATCCCATCTAATTTTTGCTTTGCTTCTTCAAATGCTTGGTTTGCAGCTACCTGCTCTTCTTCTGGAGTATTTTCAGTAAGCGAATTAAATCTTTTTTCGGCGGCTTGGTATTCTGTCCATGCAACGCCACCTTCTTCCATTACATCATCTTGTAGCTGCTGCGCTTGCAAAAGCGAATCGTACGCGGCGTCTTCTTGTTCTTCTAATGAAGCTGACTCATTTCTTTTTGGTATTCCAGAGACTGTAGTAGCCTCGCTAGTTCCATCCAATCCTCCAGAAGTAGATGTTGTAGTGGTTCCGGTATCAGAAACCCCTGTGTCCTCGAATCCAAAGCCAACACCCGAAAAGCCAGTTCTATCTGTTCCGGACTCAGTTGTATTACCCGCGTTTTGCTCCACAATGTAGTCATCGAAAGCCTTCCGAAGTTCTTGTTCATTTGCAGGTCTACCAAGCTCTGCATACAACTGACGCTGGATAACACTTACTTCTTCTTCAGTTAAGTTGTCCAACGAACGTAGTTGTGGTGGTGGTGGCGCAGCCTTTGTAGTTTTAGCGGCTCTAGATTTTTTAGTTGTGGTTTCGGCGGCACCGGCACCTTGTTCTTCTCTATCTGCAAGTGCATCAAGATCACGGATTGCTTGACCTTCACGAGTATTCGTTTCGGCAATATTCTTTTTAGCTCCTAGCGCCCGCGCACCTTCAATTGTGGTGGACATACCAAGACCGCCGATAGCTTCCGACAACGCAGAGTCAACGACACGTATGATGTTTTCTTTAGTTAACGCATCGCCGGTTTGTTCGCCAAGCATACGCTCGGCATTAATCATCACGGTCTCTTGCAAACCACCAGTTAAGAATTCTTGGGCGCCACTCTTTGCCGCAACTTTTGGAATAGCCTTTAAAATTTCTTTGCGGGTTTGTTGCCGTAGTTCCCCAGACAACATGCGTTTAGCAATATCGGCTTCAGGGCCGATAACAGCGTCGAATAGTCCGCTTACCGTAGCCGCAGTCAGCGTAACATCTTTTGTATCACGAACATATTGAGCAATAGCAGCGGCGCGTTTTTCTGGATCAGGCTCGTTCTGTACTTGCTTAGTGATGTAGTCAACTCGGTCTTGTGTAGCAGGGCCAAGCTCCATGCCGATACTAGTCCCAATCAAGCCCGGCTTTTTTGCAACCACGCCTGAAGCAATAACTGGCACCATTTGCGGTATGGCCTCACCCAGTTTACTTCCAAAGTACGAAGCCGCGTCACCAATAAACGCACCCGGAGACTCCCTACTTATATCAGTAAAGTCTTTTAGACGAGGAGCATATGGTTCTGCTCGCTTCTTAATTTTCTCGCTATAAGCAACCGCTTCGTCAAAACCCTTAGACTTTTCTTGCAGCTCGGCTTGCGTTTCGTCACGTAATTTCTTACGGTCTTCTGGGGAGGCATTTAGATAATTTTGTGCTAGACCAATAGAACGTAAAACTTCTCCGGGGTCTTTTCTTCCTTTTTCTAACCCCAGTGCGCCTGTTATGTCCTCGGTAATATCTCTCTTTACCCCAAGAAAATTATTAATTTCTTTCTTAGATTTAAGTTCCCCGGCATCAATCTTGTCAAACGCATTGAGGGCTGTATCTGGAACCTCCATGCCGAGCGCGTAGTACCGTTGCTGTAGCTTAGCAGGAATACTTTGTAGGTTAATCCCCCCACGTACAATCCCTTTAGGAAACTCCAACAGATTAGATTGTTCTACTGGAGGTTCGGCAGCTTTTTGATCCGCGAACGGGTTTGCTATTAGCGGCTGTTGTGTTTGATCAAACCGGTCAAACGGATTGCCAGCTTTTTGTTTGGTGTCAAACTGGTCAAATACGTTCGCCATTTATTGTGTCCCTAAAATACGCGCAGCGGCGCCAACTCCATATTTAGCATCAAAATCTGCGGAAAGATTTGGATTGGCTTTCAAGTAATCAATAGCAGATTGTGGCGGACTAGTTCTTGGTAATTTATCTCCCTCAGAGCCGCCAACACCTGTCCGCATACTTTCATACCCGTCGTAAAACTCTTGTAGTTTACTATCAAATATATCTGATTTGCGTTTTTCTAGTTGTTTTTGAGCTTCAACATCACCTTTAGCAGCTTTATCCTTAAGCTTTTTAATTTCTTTATTTGTCATTGACAGGCTAGCCCATTCGTTGTCAGCACGTTCTTGCACCTTTGAAGTGGCGTTAAGTATTGCGTTCTTAATATCTTTGGGATGCGTTGCCTGTGCTACCGCTTCTAGCCTAGCTTTAAATGTTGACCCCGGCATTGAGGCAATCATATCTGGACTATTAGCCATCTTGAACGCGTCAGGCATGCCTTGTTGTTTTAGTTTTTCTAACGCCTGATATCCTTCAGTGTAGATTTTCGCGGTGTTTGCTGCCGACGCTGCGCTAATTAATGCGTTTTGTTTAGTAGATTCGGCACCGAGTCGAGCACCATATACTGAACCTGCTACAGTATTTAAAGAACTTCCAAGAGAGGCGGTTGCGCTAGCTCTAGCCTGTTGATTTTTCTCCACACGTTCTTGGTCTTTCTCAAGCTGAGTGAAGGCCGATTTTGATTTATCCATCTTATAATTGTTCTCAGATACATCCAGCGCCATTTTAGAACGTACAAGTTCTTTGTCAGCTTTCTTAATATCTTTAATATCACTAGCCAAACCTTGCAATGCTGGAGTAGCACCTTTACCGATATTGACAAACGCATGGGGAGATTCGCCAGCCATAATGCCTAGTCCTGCCTCAAGAAGGCGCATACCTTTAGCATCTTCACGATCTTTTGTCAGCGCAGTTCTTTCATCTTCGAATGTCTGCCTTTGTTTTGCAAATATGTTTTCGTCCACACCGAATCGTTTATTTACCGCTTCTTGGGCATCAATAATTTCATTTATTGATCTTGCTTTTTGCTCCGGGATTAAGCCGCTAACTTGTTCTTTAGCTATGTCTAAGTTGCGTTGTGGGTTTGGCAGTGGGACACCATATTTATCAACAGGCTGCTCTCGTTTGACAGGGATATTAGACAGCCCAAGGCTATTAATACTATTTACATCGGGGGTGTATATACTTCTTAAACCCTTCTGGAACCGGTCTGCTTCAGTAAACGGCTTTGGAAATACTGGGTTAGCGCCCTCAAATTCGGACTCATCTACATACCCTCTACTTGCGTAACCCGGCACAGAGCCACCATCGTCGAACGCAATAATCCCACCACCAGCCATGCTGTAGTTACCTACATCCCCAGCAGGGAGACTTTCCATACCCATAGGAGCTTGCGCCATTTGAGTTGGTTGTGGTTGCTGCGGTGGCTGCGGCTGTTGTTGTGGCTGTTGTTGTGGCTGCGGGACACCTAATACATCTTGCGCCGTAGTAGTCTGTGGTGGCTTTGAATTTTGATCTTGGATACGGTTAATCATGTTGCCAGCCAAAACAGCTTTTGTAGGGTCGAGTAGCCCCATATACGCCATCTGCGCTAGCTGTTGCTTACTGTACTTAGTAGCAAGCGCCTGAATTTCTTGGATATCACGCAACATAATTATTCACCCTTCGCCATATTATGCAAAGCAAGCCCTGTCAATCCACCATTAGCAAACAACCCAGCTTTCTGCCCACCTAAATACGCCATGCCTAAACCTGCGCCTTGAGAAATCATAGACGGCGGGGCTTGATACACGTTGTTTACTGTTTGTGATCCGGGCATGCCGCGATATATATCGTTTAGGAAAAGTAATTGATTCTTTTGGAAGTTTTGTTGATTTATAAAGTCTTGATAGGCTACATTCAGTTTTTGCTGCTCTAATGCTTGTTGTTGGGCACCCGCTTGCTGACGTGCGTTCATAGCCGCTTGTTGCTGACCGAACTGAGTCTGGCCTAATTGACCTAGCGTATTAGCAGCTTGTAGCCCTTGACCATATCCCTGTAGACCTAACTGCGCTCCAAACTGTTGCGCTTGCTGGGCGTTTTGGAATGCGTTCTGCATACCGGTGCCATAGATATTGTTTTGCAATTGCCCTAAATTACGCTGGCGTTCCGACTCTTGTATATACCTACCACTACCACCAAAGGCTCCTGCCTTAATAGCAGCCGCGTTGTTTTGCATCCCAGTAATTTCAGATTGGCGACGGGCTTCATCCATTGCAGGGTTTAACGCCCCTTGGATGTATGGCGACATATAGGCTTGCATAGCGCCGGGATTGGTTGCCATGTTCTGATAATTCTGCCCAGCCATTAACGAACCAAGTCCCGCTTGACCTGCTAACTGCGTACCGACCCCAATTTGTTTTGCAGGGCCTAGATTAGCGGCTTCATTAAATGCTTGATTCTGCAAACTAGAAAACCCAGCAGTGCGCTCACCACCGTATGGTATATATTCTTGATTAGATACCGCCTCGGCTTTACCCGCAAGCCGTTCCATATTAGGTCGTAAATATGGCGCAACGTTAGTAGTTGACGTAGTTGTATTTGCAGGAGCACCGCCACCGCCACCACCACCAAAGTTAAAGGTAGCCCAGTCCGGGGAAAATAATAATTTTAGAAATTTAAGCATTTAAGTGCCCCTCGCGGTACTCCGCAAAACTCTCGTTAACAACATCTTTCCACATTTCTGGTATATATTCGGCGGCTTTTTCAGGCCCAACACACACATGTATTGCATAAGCTAAGATGTTACCCGCCGCATATCTAAGTATGTGTGCCGCTTCTAACCCACGTTCATCTTTTTCACGTTCAAACTTGTTTGCTGTCTGATATGCCGACACTACTGTTATCCACATTGGCATGATGTCGCGTTGGATAGCTTGATAAAACGGGTTCAAAGGTAAGTACACAAGACTGATAAGAAACGCGTTGTTAATTGTTTGTTCCGTTACTTCTTTATCTTTATCAACTAAATCATCCCAAATGTGCGCAAGATCAACTAACATCCGATACACGCTTAGTGCATCTTGATTCCCACCAAACCATTCTAGTTTTCCGTAATTATTCATGCGGGTAACAACCTTTCGGCTTTACTGTTAACGGCTACTTTATTTTTGCCAGTAGATTTTTTTCTAGCTTTCTGCACTCTATCCATCATTGCATACAGCTTACGAGCACCAGCTTCGGTGGAGCCATTACCAATCTCTGACACAATCCGGGCGGGTATAACGAATTCACCATCAGCAAGACGAGCGGGCTGACGATTGCCAATAGAAGCAGGGATAGAATCACTGACACCATCACCCGGCCCACGCAGTAAACGACCTCCATCTGAGTACCCTCCTAAACTAGCCATACCACCGCCAGCAAAACCTTTATACCCACCCATACCACCTAGTTGCTGGTTCATATAGTCGTAGAACCCATTTAAACCTAATTGCTGCTCAGGAGTTTGATAAGCAGGGTAAGGCTGTTCTTGCATTGGTTGCGCTTGTTGCATCGGGGCTACTTGATCGACTTGACCTGTAGGTGTAGCTATACCACCTGTTACTACAGGTGTAAATGGTGTAAGGGCTGCGGTTGTTTGTGATCGAGGAAAGGCAACGCTACCATACATAATTGCGTCATTTGCTGTTTTTTGAGCGGCATCAGCCACCGGATCGTTTAATTGCGTAAACTGCATTGTCTTTGGGTTGTAGTCATACTTATACCCACCAGCTTCCCCGCCACTAGCCATACCGCCAGCAGCCATACGTTCTTCGCCAGTATACGGGTCAACGTTAGTATCTACACCTTGTTTAATTACATCCGTTGATACAGGGCGCTGCATCATTGGGTTGCTATATAACGACGTCTGCAACCCTGCTTGTGGGTAGTCCATGTTTTGACCTACTGCATTTGCAGCCGACATAGTTTCTACTGTACCGCCAGCAGCTAACGACATTAATCCACCCTCAGCCACACGGTAAATAGGTTGCGCTTCTAAACCACCCGTAAAGTAAGTACGCTCGGCAGTGCTACCCCCGCTATATGGCCTGTAATAATCCACATTTGGGTTAATCCGTGTTGTGTTGCTGTATGGGCGTTGGTACTGCGGCTCATTTCTTTCTTTTATTGGTTTCGGCTGCATTAACTTATATAGACCATAAGCACCAGCCGCTGTTGTGTATGGGTTTTCGTTAGCGAATGCTTTTAAGTTCGTAAAGTTTGGTTTGCGAATTAACGTTTCTAAATCACTCAATACGTTGCCGGTCATGCCATTATTTTCTATGGCCTTATTAGCTTGCGCAATTGCATCGCTTTCGCTTTTGGGTAGGTTACTTAAAGCATCATAAGGATTGAAGCCGGGTGTATTTGCTGGTTTAGGTGTAGCTAATTGCACGGCGGGAGAAGTACCGGGAGCACTAATAGTAGGGTTAAGAAAAGTGTTTTCTACAATAGGTGTAGGGGGTTGGAAAGTAGGCGTAACAGGGACAGCGTTAGCTGTTTGTGTAGCGTTTGGTGCAATTTTACTTAATATATCCGCTTGCGCTTGACCAAGAGCTTGAAAATTTGCTGGCGCACCTGTAGCCGCTTGTTGTATAGCAGTTTGACTTGCGGAAGGAAGCGCATTACCTAGCCCCGAGTTCGCTAAATACTTAGCGGCATCAAATCCAGACGCCACTCCAGAAGCAGGAATAACAGCGGGAGCAGCGGCAGTGGGAGCAGAGGCTAAAGAAGCCGCCGCCAAGTTTGATCCATAGCCAGCCAAAGTAGTACCTGCTGCTATACCCTGAAGTAACGGAGCGGCAGCGGTAGCGGCAGCGGCACCCGTCCCCAACAAAGCTGTACCCGCCATAGTAGCAGTGCTAGTACCCGCAGCCGCAATAGCCGCAGCCGTAACTGGATCGTTGTATAGACGTATGCCATCTCGGCTATAACCATTAAATTTATTTGGTATTCTCATGCGTAATTACTCCTGTCGCAACGTAGTAGTATTGTACCGTTTTGTGCGCCGAATTTAATAAATCCTAACCTTTCGCAGAACCGTAGCCCAGCGTGGTTTTCCTCTTGTACTTGCGTTACCGCCCAGCCATATTTATCTACTACACCGCCAAGAATAGACCGAATATACGCCCGAATAGACCTTTTTGGTTTAACCCCATATCCTACATGAATTTCGTTACCTTTTAACAATACACCGCCAATTACTTGCCCATCTTCGGTAAGCGGTATCACATCCCAATCTTTTAATGCTTCTAGATACTCAGCCATGCCAACTGTCAAGCGGTGCTTTACAGACTCATACACCATAATAAGGGCACGGTCTTGAGGGGTCATGACGTTTTCATCTTTAGAACATTACTAGCCGACGTATCTACATACACATCGCCCACACGAAGGTTAGCTAAATCCGCTTGGGTGGCAAAACTATAAATCTGGGTTGTCCCTAGTGGCCTATTAAAAGTCATCCCCGCAGCTACTCGTGCAGTTCCCACATCTGATGCAGACCCCGCAACCTGCCCGGGGTTACTAGTTTGCGTAAAGTATTGGCGAAGAATATTATTAAGTTGGTCTTGGTATTTTTGATCGTACTCAATAGGGGCCATTGGAAACGCTGGTATGCCTACAGCCATAATTATCTCCTACCGTCAGGACGAACATTCATTCTAGGGATGCCCAATTGCCATTGAGTACCTAACGTATTTGATTCCACTCTAAACGCCATTTGGCGACCACGTACTCGGGTATACACAAGTTCAGTAAACTGCTGTACGTTATACGTTTGTTGCCCTGCATATGATTGCGTAGACTGTACTGTTGGAGCATTTGCACTGCCGTAGTTTGAACCGGGGTTTTGTCTTGGTCGGACAATAAAGTCTACGCTAGGGTTTTGTGAAGTAGGCGTACTTGACCCATCAAACGTAATATCCGGCACAATCTGCCACACGAATCCATAGTTATGCCCGTCACCAATATCAAAGTCAGATGATTGGACATACGCTGAAATCGGCGAAGGTGGGTTAGTCTCACCGTTATCTACCGCTGCTTCATGATATACAAGCAAATTACTACCTGTAGCCGCCTGTGGGTACTCACGAATAGGGCTATCTAGCCATGCTGTACGGGTAAGAGTTCCGTAATACCAAACACGATCCAAGTAATTAAAAATTACATACCTATCAATAACATCACTGTTAGCAGAGCAGTAGAACCACCATACTTCAGAATATCCTTCGTTTGCACCTGCAAAAAATTGAAACTCTTGGTTTCTGTTAATGTCGTTAAATACATATGTTCGCAAGGAACAAGGCAACGTTTCTACCCTACCTGCGTAAACATAAAATTTATCTGTGCCCATCCAGTACGTAACACCATTAGCCGTTGCCATAGTATTAGGTGAAGCAATAGATATATTTTCCGCAAGTATGGTAAAACCAAAAATAAATGGGAACCCAAGATACTGCATTGAATAAAGCGCGGCGTCTGTCCATACTAGAATTTCTTGGCGGGTTTGCAAAGCACCCACAATAAAGGAGCCAGAAGATAGACGATTAAATCCCGCTTGGCTTGTAGGAGATACGTCCCATGAAGTATAGTCTTCCACATCCGACCAACGAATAAGCAGCGGGTCTAAATCGGTTTCGCCGTAATCATTACACCCAAAACAAATAGTAATACGACTTTGATCGGACATTAGTATTTCATTAATTGCTGTTGGGACATCTGTCCCCGTTACTATCGTACCGCGAGTGGTATACGCAGGTGCTGACCCTGGCCCCGGTGCCCATTTATAAAGCCCACCCCCGCGAGGAGAGAACAATAATTCTTCTCCAAAATTTGTTTGGCTCCATAAACGAAGCTGTAATGGGACTCCTGTTGTATAGCCCTCCCCCCAACCACGAACAGGGTCTCCAGTGCTAGTTAATGGATTTTGCGGGTTAACAACAACACTTGAGCCGCCGGCAGAAGCGACTGTTTGTGTAGCATTAACCGTAGGTAATTGTCCGTTATTAAGTAGGAACGTAAAAGTATTTGCGTTAGTGACCGTTATGAATTTAACGCCATTAAGTAGTTCTAGGGGTACTCCACCAATTGATTTTGTAATACTTTTATTGACCCCAACTACTGATCCTGTACCCGTTACACCACTTAAGGTTATAGAAACCGCGCCAGAGCTAATCGCACTTTTATTAACTGTGTTTACTGCACCTATGCTAGTTACCCCACTTACGGCTATAGAACGCGCTCCTGTATTGGCAGCATTAATACTGCATATACCTACCGCGCCTGTACCTGTTACACCACTTAAGGTTATATCAAGGGCACCACTTGCGTTCGCAACGCCACTAATAAGTACGTATGCAATAGAGGCCGTGCCTGTACCAGAGCCAACACCTGTAGCAGTAAAAGTTAGCCCTACATTATTAGCCGATGCGCCAATTAAAGTAAAGTCTGTAGTGCCTATAGACGTAATACGATATTCCTGCCCAACAAAGAAAGAACCCGCTGTGGTTGTATAGCCGTGGGATGTTTGCGTAACTGTTATGACGTTGCTGCCGCTTGTAGTAGCGATAGGGTTTGCACCCAGCGTTGTACTTATAGTCGGCCCGTTAGACCAAGGCCCGGCACCCCAACCTGTACCAACCGTGAAAATATCCTGACCTGTATCTATTTGGTATTTAGCTACAGTAGAACCCCCACCGCTCCCCGTATCAGAGGCGTTTGCGTTAACAGCGGCACCGGGGGTGTCTATGCTAGATACTGCACGAGCTTGGATGGTATAGGTGGTGCTTGATACGTAGGTAATTCGGTATTCTTGATTTAGGATAGGCGCAGTTATGTTGCCCCCTAAAGATGCCGCTCCGCTGAACGTAACAAAGTCCCCTGTCTGAAACCCCGAGCCTGTTGCGTTAGTAACTAAGATTGTACTGGAGCCGTTAGTAGCAGCAAAAGCAACTGCGCCAGCAGCCGAAGTAAATCTAAGTGGCGTTATATCGTAGTACTCGCCACCAATATCTTGTACATAAAACTTTAAATTTGTGCCAATACCAAGTAAGTTATATTGCTTTAATGTAATCCAATTCCACAATGAACGGCACGTTCCAATAAAGGTTGAATACGACTGCGCAGCCCAACCACCAATTTTCTCAGGGTACCCAGAACGAAAACGTACTTTGTCCGATTCAAACCAGCCGCCCTCATTGGCGAGTGTAGTGCCTTCTCGGTTAACACCGGGCCGAAATTGGAGTTTTTGTAATGGCATGAGGTGCCTTACGTCTTGATGATAAAGTTAATAGTTAAGTACGGCGGCAAGTTTTGGTTAACACCTGATACACCGGCTGAAGCTATCGTCGCTGTAATACCTGTTGTAGCTGATTCTGTATTGCCTGTTTGATTTTGTGTGGTTGATAGCTTTGACGGAGTACCAGAGCTAGTGTTTTGGGAACTTGACATTAGAATACTGTGCTGGTGACCGGGGTCAGTAATTGTTGCAGTATGAGTGTGGCTTGCAACAACCGTATCAGAAGTACCGCCTTTTACCCCGATGCCAACAAACGCAGTTAGTGTAATTGTGGTGCTAGCCGCATTCTGTGCAGTACTAATGATGTAAGTGCCAGTGGTTCCAGTACCAGTACCGAGGTCTGTAATTTTTGTACCAGTAGTTATACCCGTACCAGCCAAAGCCTGTCCTATAGCTACAGTGTCGGAACCCACAGCGGTAACATTAAGTACTGTACTAGAGGAAGTTATAGTTCTTGAACCAATGGCGGAGGTTGGGGCTGGGCTAACCGTGTATGTACCAGCGCCTCCAGTACCCGTACCAAATGCTGTAATTGTGCAGTTGGCTGGCACGTTTGTACCGGTAATAATATCCCCTATATACAATGCCCCTCGCGTAACTGCGGTTACAGTAAGCACTCCACCTGTACTTATTGACCCGGTAACTACTGCTCCAATAATTCCTGTTACTGACCCAGTAGTGGCGGCACTTGCGCCAAACGGCATGCGGTTTATGTAGTTAGGTAGATTAAATGTCGTCGTGCCGTTCCCAACACCGAACGTAGTACTTACTACCCCAAACAAAGACGCATAGGTTGTCCGTGAAACTTCCGAGCCATCACACAATAACCACCCTGTAGGAGAGGATGCAGTAGGCCACATCATTAAGCCACCGGAAGGAATTCCTCCAGATACAGCGGTATCAACGTATTGTTTAGTTGCGGCTTGTAAAGCCAACGTAGGGTCTGCGCCTAACGTAGTAGTCCCACCTATAGATAGGTTTCCATTTACTGGAAGGTTTCCATTTACTGCAAGATTACCTCTAACCTGATTAATAGCATCTATGCAAACAGTTCCGTTACAATATATTGACGCTGTAGCCCCAGCAGGAAGCACATATGCCGCACCGGCGGCTGTAGTATTACCAATAGACGTACTTACATATATTGAACAAGTATAGGCACTGCTATTCCCTACAACATATAACTTAGATACGGGGGGAACATATACATTAAACGCCCCATTGGTTAACGTATTTAAATTAAGTGCAGCGCATCTAGCTTCGTCTGCTACACCACTATAGGCGATCAAAGCGTAGTTTGTTGATGTTGCTAAAACTGTAGCTGTACCGGAAATTGCATCTTCGAGCAACGTACCTAGATTATTGTTGGTAGTATTGCCCCAAATACCGGACTGTTCGCCACTAGCAATAAGTTCAATACGTAGGTCGTTGGAGTAGGTACTTGCCATGTTAGTTCCCTAAATAGATTGCGCGTTCATCTTTACGGCGGTTTTCTAGTCCCTTTAAGACTTTACCCGCAGCTTTGCAATATTTTAAAAATTCTTCGGCAGCTCCCGCATGGTCGCCCCGGTTGTGTTTTTGTCGCAGCGTGCTGCGTTGTAGAGTACCTAAACCTACGTTAAAACTAAAGCTTACAAGAGCGTCAAGCCAGCTTTGATTATTAATAGCGCTAGGGCAATAACGCAAAACTCCCGCAACAAAACGATTAAGGTCTTTTGCAAGTATGGCATCTACTTCCTCCATTGTAAATACACGGTTCCAGCCCTCTGGGCAAGGCAAACTTAACCTATCTTCAAACGGCACTTTTGCGTGATTCGCTTCGATTACATGGCCCACGCCGATTGTCCAGAGTCGGGCAGGGCACCGGTAAGGTTTATTCCTTACCCCCTCATGATGCTTAATCATGTCAAGTGCTTTTTTGCTAATCATTTCCCAAACGCTCTACCGCCAAAGTGAAACGCTATGATGCTGGCAAACAAAGCCTGAGTCTCGTCATCCCATAATTGTTCAGCTAACTGAACAAAATCTACCCCAGTTGTTAGCCCCTTGTAAGCTATCACAGCGTCGATACCGACTAGCAAAAAGAAGAACCCATAAGTAATCACAGGGCGCACAGATGCGCGTAGGTCTTTCATCCACTTAGATGTGCCTTCATTTAGCGACGTGTCGTGAGCATAGATTGCATTCATCTCCGCTTTTTGTGCGTCGATTAGCGAGACTTTCTCCGCAGATTGTGTCTGGGTCTTAATCTCGTCTAACTTAATTTCTTCAATGTGTTGCTGTGCAACATATCCTGCGGCGGCTAGTTGTAGCTCGCGCTCAGTCTGCATCTGAGCCAGCTTTAGCTCATGGGATTTATCTGACTTGTCTTGGAAAAAATCAAGCAGCTTAGGCAAACCGCCCATCAAAAACGACACAAAAGTTGAAAAGATTGTAAGCATTATTCTTGTACTCCTAATAATATTTTGGCGCGTAGTTCACGCATTTTCTTTATTTCTTCCATCGCTGCTACTGTTGCGTTATTCATGTCCATATACATGATCCCCATGACTGGGAGCGCAATAATCAACACAAAACACAGAGCGATGACGGCGATGAGTAAAGACCACGGTACGTCAGACTCATTCTTAGCATTATCATTAGCCATAAAAACCACCCTGTTACGAACAATACTGCACAGATTAGTGTCGTTTGTTCTTTTACCTTCTTTACTATTCTTGCTCTTCGCCAAGCTGCCATCTGTTGTTTCTGTAATTCTTGCCGCTGTACTTCAGCGCGTTCTGCTTTTACCCTGTCCCGCATAGCTTCAAAGGATGACCATATTGCACCAAGCTCTTTTGGGGCTGAATACACTAAGGTCTCGCGTAACTCTGTTTCTAACCGCTGCATTTCTTTTACTGCCATGACCCGGTTAAAAGCCTCTTGGTTTACCGATAATTCCGGGTCACGTACTTTTTTAGTCTTTAGTTCTTCCTCGTGAACATGCTTTTCCAACTGCTCATGCGCTTTAAAAAAGTGTCCCAGATGACTACTAATGTCAGCAACCACATCTTTAACTTTACCGTAGGCATCTACCAGCTCCATACCATCAGCTTTAGCTGTCTGATATAACTCACAACCTTGTTTAATTGCACTTGCAGCCAGTTTTGCAGCCGCAAGAATAGTAAGCGGGTCAATCGCAATTTCCTCTTAAACTTTAATCGCCCAAGATACCGGTGGCCGTACCTGTAGCAGCTGCGCCAGATAACAACCCAACTGGTCGGCGCTGAGTCCTTGTTTGTAATTCTTGCAAAATGGCGCGCTGCTCATCAGGGTTAGACGTAAATAAACGCTTTTGCAATGCCTCAGATGATTCAGAGCTGATGCCTTTTGCTCTAGAAAACAACGTACTGGCCAACGCTCTAGTTGTACCAAGCAAATCACCACGCGCAGCATTCTGAGCAATTTGCGCAATCTCACCAGCGTTTTGCTGAGTAGCCAAGCGCTCGGCAGTTGGTGAGCCACCAATAACTTTTTTGGCAGTTTTGCCTTGCTCATCAATTGCTTTGATGAACTGAGAAAATTCGTTGTATTTGTTTTGATCGTTAAAAGCTAATCGTGCTAATCCTTTTTGATTGTCACTTTTAAATATCTGGCGTGTAAAGTCACCACCTTTGAAATCACCAAGGCGGTTATTGATGTCAGCCATCATGCCCATACGGAATGCTTCTTTTTCAGCAGGGTTAAACTTTTTAAGTTCTGCGGCAGCTTCTTTAACGTCTAACTTTTGATACTTTTGACCCATTTGAAATGCGTTTTGCACTTTTGCAGAATCAGCAAATTCAGCATTAGCTTTTGCATACGTTGGGTTTTTTTGTTTTAGTAAATCATTAAATTCATTTTTAACCTGGATAACATCACGGCCATAACCGGTCACTTTTCCGGTAACTGCGTCTGTTTCTTTTTCAATAACGCGATCTAAACCAATTTTGATTTGGTGCATAACATCCGTTGGAACACGACGATCACTTAGTAATACATCTAATGACGGTAATGCTTGACCACGAACATCAGCTCGATCAGCTGCCTCTTTATATGCTTTTTTAAAGACATTACGATCCATAAACTGCCGAAAATCTTTGGCAAAAACGTCTTTGCTATACGCCGCTGGATAAGCTATTTTTGCTGCCGATGCTTGATCTTCAATTAGCTTATTTAATCTTTCGTAGCCATTAGCATTTATATCTAAGCCAGCTTTGTCTGCCAATGCTTTAACTACATCATTCTTTTGGTCAATGATGCGGCTTTCTAAAAAGTTCTGAGTACCTGTCTTGGCCTTAGATGGCACGGCGTAAGCACTACTAGCCAGGCCTCGGAGATTCTCACCAAGATCGGCCAAAGTTGCATTAGGAACGCCAATGCGACGCAGCTCATCTAATGCGGCCATTGCCTCGTCAGGCGTTAGATTATCTTTTTGCAGGTAGTTGGCCAGAATCTTGGACGATGCAGCTTGTTGGTCGCCAATCCCCGAAGCATTTAGGACATTGCGAATAACGCTTCCAGCGCCTTTGATTGCCACTGGAACTGTGCCACCTAATACACCGCCAAAAATAGAGCCTTTGAGCGTTTCTTCGCCAGTGTCTTGGGTAGCATAGCCAGCGCCAGACAAAGCGCCTGTAGCGGCTCCCACGGCTGTCCCACGCGCTATTTGGCCACCAAGTGTCTCACCAGCCAACATGCTTTGAGTACCAGTTTTGGCATTTTTTGCCAATCCTAAAGTACCAAATGGAACAGCTACGCCGCCAGCTATTTCCAATGGCGTTTTGACATTTGGATAATCTTGGCCGAATTGACCTTGCTGGGCGCGCAATTGATTGCGCAAGCGCTCATATTCAGGGCCACTAATCCGACCTGTACGTGCGGCAGCTTCCAATTCATCAGCAAAGCCGAATGTAGCGCCTTGCGCTACAGAGCGAGCCGCCTCTGCCACACCAGAATATGGAACGGAAGGCTGAAAAACTGACGTTGATACTTGTGGCGCTTCTTCCTGAACGACCGGAGCGTCTTCCCATGCGTTTTTGGCCATTATGGTTTTCTCCTTCTAACGCCCTTGTCATCAATAAATACCGTACCTTTTGGCAATGCTGCATAGTCTGCATTGGTGAATACGTGCGGCTCAAACTTAGGTGACTCAAATATCATCTCAGGCATCGGTAACTTAGCGTTAGCACGACGGCGCTCAATAGTGTTTTTATAATCAGCAGCACGGCGAGCATTTAAGTCGCGTAATGTCTGAATAGCTTTTCCTGCATCAGCAGCAGATTCAGCACCTTGCAATTCTTTGGCTGCTCTAGCTGCATCACCTTCAGTTTGAGTACCTTTATTTAAACGCAATGATTCATTGACTAGCGTTGTTTTAAAGCGTTCAAAGTCATTACGTGCCACCACATCTGGATCGCCCGAACCAAGCGCGCTGCGAGCTGTAATGCTTATTCGATCTTTTAAACCAAACTTAATATTGCCGGATTTAATACTAGTCAAATATTTATCCGCATCAGTAGCCAGATTAATCGCTGCTTGAGCCGCATCATAATCAGCATCTTCAGCTTTTTGAATGACTGGGGGTAATGGTTTGTTTGCCGCCGCTAAATCTCTTGCCTCTTTTTTGTCTGCCAATCTTTGAGCTTCTAGCTCTCTCTTATCTGCCGATCTTTGTGCTTGTAAATCTTTTGCATCAGCGCCTCTTTGCCTTAATTCTTCCAATCTTCTTGCGTGAGCAACTTCCAATTCTCTTTCTCTTTGAGCCGCTTTATCTGCTAATTCTTGTGTGCGTTGATCAAGCATTAATTGCTTTTCTTCTTTGCGCGCCTCTCTATTAGCTTCCGCTGTTTGAGCAACTTGCAACACACCTAAGATTTTCTCAGGTGAGCCATATTTAGACACAACCGCTAACACTTGCTCGTTGGTTGGATTGGGGCCAAGGTTGCTAAGTTCATCACGAAGTTTTTCTTGTTGAGCAATATCCAATTCAGTTTTTGCCGCAGTAGCTGACTTTGAGCGCATATCAGCAATGTTTTTGGCCAAATCGTTAGCTGCAACAATTAAACCCTGAGCAAATTCAGGATCAAATTGCTGCGCTACTTCTGCCGCACGAAGCATTGAAGCTGGGTCATTTAGATTAATTCGTGGGTTGCCACCTGCGCCAGTTAGCATTTGCTGGCGCATAGTTATTTTTTGCAGTTGTGGGTCTTGCATACCAAACAAACCAGCAGTTGCGCCAGCTAATTGATTAGCACCTTGATAGATGCCAAAGTTAGCTTTCTCAAATGGACTTAGTTGAGCAAACTGAAGCGCTTGACTTCGCGCTGTTTGTTGCTGTCTCATTTGATAGTCTTGTGGCGAGGTAAACAGCCCTAAAATTTCGCTTGCCATGATAATCCTTTAGTAAAAACGTCCGTAGCCACCGCCACCACCACCCCCGCCAGTGCCTGAAGGATATGCCCCGCCGCCGGTGAAACTAAAAGCATTTCTATCTTCAATTGGCGCATTTGGTGAACCACCACCAAATAAACTGCGCGCGCCCTGTTGAATATATGGGTTACTTGCAGCCCCTTGCAGTGCAGTTGCAAATGGATCGTAGGAGTTAGCTCGCTGCATCGCTAACGCTGCATCCTGACCGCCTTGAAATAGCGCTTGTGCGCCTGTTGGGTTGGTGTTTCTACCACCAAGATTTACACCTAAATTAAATGGTTGTTGGCCAAGTTCTTCTAAAGTACCAACGCCGCCAAGAGTTGTGAAAAATGGGTTCAAAGCACTGACTTGACCAGCTTGGAACTGACCCAACAATCCAGCGCCTTGGCCAAACAATCCAGTGCCAAACGCTAATTGACGTTGACCTTCAGCTTGAGCATTAGCGGCCAATGCCGCATCTTGCTGCGCTATTGCGTTGTAATACGCTTCTGTTTCTGGATTACTAGCACCAAGACCAGCACCGCCACCTGGGCGTGTACCAGTTGCGCCAACGGCTAACCCACCGCGACCAGTATTAAACAATTGATTTTGTAGCTGCGCATATTGACGTTCGCGACTTGGCGCTAACAAATCTTGCTGCCCTTGCATATATTTGGCGGCAACTTCTTCAGGTGATTGCGCTAAGTATTGGTTGCCTAAGTTAAACAGGCTAGACGCAGCGCCAGTTAAAGGAAGATATTGACCTCTAGCGGCTTCAGCGTCAGTCAATGCTTGATTACTCAACCCCATCAAGCGATCTTGATACGCCCTAAGTTCAGGCGACACCGTATAACCAGCAGCAGATAAGCGGCCAGTTTTTGGGTCCATCGTAAACTGACTAGAGCCAAATCGCGTGGTCATTCCGATTGGTCGGAATCTCGCTTCTTCAGCCGCTAATCGTGCTGCGCGTTCTTGCGCGTCTGCGGATGTTCGAGCTGCGTTTTGTGCTGATTGTCCTTGCAAATACCCACCAAGCAACGCCGCGCCGCCAATGATAAAAGGCATACTATTCCCCTCTAATTAAAACGTCATCCACCTTAGACGGGTCTTTTTCATCCGTCGCATGGATACAAAACCATACACAATCGCTCACAGCCTTAATGCCGTGAACTACGTTCGCTTTAACTTCTATACACGCTGGCGCGTCAATTATTTCAATAACGTCGCCCTTCATAACCGCTACTTTACCTGTAGCCAAAATAGATAGATGGCTAAAGTTATGCGTGTGCTTCAGTATGGCCGTGCCAGCAGGGACAAACGCTTCTTTGGCATACAATCCATCTGAAAAGTGGTGAGTAATATCACCACCCAAATTTTCAAGTATGGCGCTCATGCTGTACGCTTCCACATATAAACAACGATGTAAGGCTGAAGATTTGCGTTAGTACCACTTGAACCAGTTGACGATATTGAGGTTGAAACAGAAATTCCAGTGCTTGCTGATCCAGTATTACCAGATACAGAAGTTGATCCAGCACCCCATCCACCATCATTTCCTGATTCTCTGCTTCTCCCTAAAGAATGCAAGTGGCCTGGGTCAGTGACGCTTGATGTAGCCGTGTGAGTATGGCTAACAACAATGGAATCTTTAGAGCCACCTGTTTCTTCAGCAGTATCAAATGAAGCATCGCCAGCATTTAAACCAACCATGACACGGCCAGCGCCGAACGCCGTCCATGTACCAAAACCAAGCAACGTGCCTGGGTTAGTAGCAACTGAAGCATTAATATATATTGAGCCTACTGGGTATGCAGCTGCAATACCTGTCGTGATAGCCGCTGCCACAAATGCAGTTGTTGCCAACTTGGTTGTGCTATCGCCAGACGACGCTGTTGGCGCTGTCGGAGTTCCGCTAAAGCCTGGGCTTGCCAAGTCTGCTTTAGTAGCAATTGCCGTGGCGATATTATTAAACTCGGTATCAATCTCCGTACCTTTAACAATCTTGGCCGCATTGCCGGAGGATAATGAGTCCTTAGATGCAAAGTCGGTCGATTTGGTATAGTTAGACATGTGCCGCCCCTTAACTTATACGGCCACGTTTGGCCAAAATTTCAATTTTTTGAATCGATAGTTCAAAACCATT